TAAGAGGACCAATGCCCGTGGATCATGGGTTTTTGGATACCTCGACCAGTCACCTTATAGACCAAGGGGAATAGACCATAACCTAGGTCATCCCAATCATTAGATTCAAAGCCTCGGGCCGTCGCGCTCTCACTCTGCCCCCAAAACTGTACGAGATGAGCATGTTGCAGCGCACAAGAACAAAGCATGAACACACCTCGGTTGCTGTCAGGAAGCAGTGCACCATGACGCTAAGTCATTGATAAGGTTGAGTAAGTCATTTGTCATAATGCATATTATGCGACACCGCCGGGCATGTTCACGGTTTGTTCCCCCGTTCTATGGTGCACCGCAACAAGGGGTGGGGCACCCCCCGAGGGGTCGGGGATGTGGCTGAGGATGACCACAATGCTTGAGCCGAAATGAGCGGAATACAACCTGGAACTGTATCGGACCACGAAAAGAGGCTTCGAGGCTGACAAAAGTATCGACTTAGACGGGGTTATATGCTCTATTCGCAACCTATTAGCGATTACGATAGGTTTGGAGCACAGAATGTGCAGGTTAGGAAGCCCCATCACGAGGCTTGGTTGCGCGCACATTCGGATCGAACTCGGCGCTGGTTTCGGGCGAGAATGAAGGACGGGTTCCACATTCATCATTTGGATGGGAACCATGGAAACAACGACCCATTGAATTTGGTGATGGTCGATGGCGCGGATCATGCCCGGTTGCACTCTGGCAAGGGTGTGACTGTTATCGGCCCGATTCGTCGTCCCCGGTCGAAGGACATAGACTTTGCGGCGGCACGGCCTCGCAAGTACACAGACGATGAGGTAATGGATTCTTTTCATGCTTTGGTCTGTAGCGACAAGCATTATCCAAAGACGCGCCACACCGAACTAATTTGAGTTCACCCACCCTAAGTAGAAAAGGCATCAAAATGGCGAATAAAACAGGTCTTGGAGCGATGACCAATCGTGAGGCTGCGCTGGTCAGGGCGGCGGCGAAGGGTCCGAAGGGTCCGACTGGATCGACGGGTTTTGGACAGATGACCAATCGCGAGTTACGGACCATCCGGGCTGCGAATTCTTCGTCCAAGCGGAAGTTGCAGCGGATTCCTGGCAAGAAGTAAATTGACCGGGGCCAACGTGGGTTCGACTCCCACCGCCTCCAACATTTATGGCCGGAGCCTCTGACTGACGGGTCACGCTTCGGTCCTCACTTGAGGGGGCGACGGGGTAGCAGCCCCGGTCAATACTTCACGGAAACGTGATTAGACCCCCCGCCCCCCAAAGGGTAGGTTTGAGCCTCACACAGGAGGTTCTATGCTTATCGACAAGAGCGAGTTTGAGGTTTGGGTTGTTGCTCCTCAAGACGACAACGGGGATTGGCGCTTTGGCGACGAGGCCCACATCTGCGAAAGCAGGCGTGATGCTTTGGAGGCGATTAAAAACCACCTTGAGGACGACATGGTTTACGGTGCTTTCATCCTCACACCGGCAGCGCTTTGAAAATCCTTATACAGGCCCGAATGGGGTCAACCCGCCTACCGGGGAAAGTTCTCCTAGGCGATCCACCGATTCTCGAACGCATGGTCAAGAGACTACGGAAGTGCGTCCGGGCATCTGAGATTCACGTTTTGACCACGATGGAGGAAGAGGACGAGCAGATTGCGAAGTGGTGCAGTCAGCACAGCGTGCACTGTTACCGCCACGACGGCGCTCCTATGGACGTCGCTGATAGGTTTCTGGAGTTCATGGCGACCAAGGCTCCTTTCGATCAGGCTTTCGTGAGGGTCTGTGCTGACTCTCCTGAGATTCACGCCGGCTCGGTTGACAAGGCGATTTACCTCTGGCATCACAAGGCCACGAGATATCAACCCACCACGTTTGCAAATTCGAAGAAGGGCCACCCGGAGGTTGCTCCGAAGTACGTTTTGAATGATTTGGTCACGAACGTCCCGAATAGCGGAAATTCCGTCGAGGTGGTCTGCGTGGCTGCTTTAAGACAGGCTTATCCCGAGATGGATGACGACGAACGGGAGCACGTCACGAAGGCGCTCTACAAGAACAAGGACCGCGTTTTGAAGTTTCCGGGGAAGTACCCTGGCCCGACGATTGACACCCGCGAAGACCTCGTTGCCTGGATGGGTGCGTGATGGGATACGGCAAATTGGAATTCGTTGTAGACCATCGGCAGGACATCGCTGACCTGAAGGAACGGATGGACGCCCTCGACAAGAAGATGGACGCTTTCATTGCTGACGTTCTTGCTCACTTCACGACCCAGGACAACCTGAACGCCATGATAGCATCGCGTCTGGAGGGCCTGAAATGAGGGCCTTAGTATTAGGTGCCGGTCATCAGGGCAAGAAGCACATCGCGGCCCTTGAGGGTTGGGGCGTAGAGGTTGATGCATACGACATGTGGGCTGAGGTGGCCTGCGACTTCGCGATCGTCTCCTCTCCCGACAGGTTTCACTACAATCAGGTGATGTCCCTTCTGTCTGCGGGAATTCCCATTTTCTGCGAAAAACCTCTTTGCCTGGAACCACACGAACTCGACGACATCACCGACCGTTGCCGAAGAACCGGGGGTATTCTCTCAATGAACCTTCCCATGCGGGCAAGGATGCCGGAACTCAAGTCTCAACCGTATCGGATCGACGCCTCATACAATTGGGGCCGAAAGGACGAGAAACGCGAATGGGAAAAGGTGGGGCCTCACCTGTGCGGCGGGATTCACCTATTGGACATAATGCGGCTCTATCTAGGCCCTGTGGTGGAAGCCAAGACAATACAGTCCGACGAATGTGAACTCAGCGTCATCAGCTTCGCCAGGGGCTCGGGAACGCTGACGAGTGACCTCAAGTCATCACCGCCGCATCACCACTACTTCTCAGCATGGTATCCTGACGAAAGACGATACCTGTATGACGGGAAGCGAGAGAACCCTGATACGGACGTTTTGGAGTCCTTCGTGGCTCATATCCGTGACCGAAAAGTTGAACCAATGGTAACGACCGAGGATACCCTCGGCTTGATGGAGGACGTTTTTAAGTTATGAAGTTCGCCAAGACGCGACTCAGAGAAGACGACTTCACGGGCGAGGGGGATGTGGTCTTTGACGAGGACTTCATCAATGAGGATGCACTCTACCGCGCCGATGTTCTTGGAGACTGGATTGGAGTGCTGACCAAGCAGTACAATGTCGCTGTGAGCGAGATGCTCCTTACCGTTGCCAAGCAAAAGGCACGAGTAAGCGCCGATATTGTTTCGATGGAGGACTTCAAGCCATCATGATAGGTTTCCGCCCCACGATAACCGATTTCGACCGATATGTGGCAGATATCACCCTTTCCGACCCCCAACTCGTCGCAGGGAAGGTCACACCGGCCTTTGAAGCAGCATTTGCAAGTCATCTGGGTGTAAAACACGCCATCGCGGTGAACTCCTGCACATCGGGCCTTCATTTGGTGTATCTGGCGTATAAAGTGCTGAATGGGATTGATGAGATAGAAGTACCGGCCATGACCCACGTTGCGACGGGATTTGCCGCCGAATACGCCGGGTTGAGGCCACAGTGGATTGATGAGAGCGTCTGGAGCGGTAAATGGACGGACAAAGCACTGAATGTGGAGACAAAACCGGAGACGAGCGCCGGAGTCTATTCGTTTTTCCCGACGAAGAATTTGACATGCTTAGAGGGGGGCATGATAGCCACCGATTCCGACGCGATTGCGGAATTCTGTCGTCATCGACGGGCTTTCGGGTATGTGAAAGAGGGTTACGGGTACGACGTACCTGATTTGGCCTTCAATTACCGCATGAACGAGGTTGAAGCGGCCATCGGGCTGTCTCAACTCCAAAGATTACCTGAAACGCAAGCAAAGAGGCGTGAAAACGCTAAAATACTGCTTGAATTAGATGAATCTGAGATGATCGGGGACGCTTATTGCGTGAACGTCTACCGAGATGACCGGGACTGGTGGATTACGAAGCTGAGACATTCTGGAGTTCAGCCCAGCATCCACTATCCACGCCCGGTCCCCCTGATGTCCTACTTTGGCTACCCCGAGGGTTCATTCCCGAAGTCAGAGAGGATCGCCAAACGAGCAATATCGCTCCCCATCGGGCCTCATTTGGGGTCTGACGACATGGAAACCATTTTGAAGGCTCTGAAATGACTGACTGACATTCGGTTTAGTCTCAACGAGTACCAGAACACCTAACAACGGGAGTTTTCGTGAGAGTTCTTTTGGTCGGCGGCTCTGATGCTTAGAGTTCAGGACGAAAAAGGTCGGTTCACGCGCCAGCGTGTGGAGCCGTGGTCTCCTGATGATTGGAACGATGGCTACACGGACAACAGGGGCCGATTCCGTGTCTATCGACCGGACTGCCCTCGTTCGTATGAAAGTGGGTATGCTCTGAGGGCGCATGTGGTTTGGTGGCTGGAAACCGGAGAACCGCACCCAAAGGGGATGGAACTGCACCACATTGACGGGTCACGGGATAACGACCGCATCGAGAACCTTGAGCCACTCTCACCGTCGGAGCATAAGATTATACACAGCGATTCGCGCCAAACTTTTGAGTGCGACGACTGCGGTGTGGATTTTGTCAGACCTAGGTGGCGGTACAAGGGGCGTGCCCGACCACGGTTTTGTTCGCGCGCCTGCACACTCAACCACTACCGGGGGAAACGCCCGTGAGGGTACTTCTTTGCGGGGGTGCCGGATTCATAGGCCACAACCTCGCCATAGCGTTACGACCCAAACACGAAGTCATGGTTGCGGACTTCCTTCGCATCAACAACATCTACTCCCCCGAGGAAAAGCCCCAAGCGTATCGAGACATGCTTGCAGACCGGCAGTTCCTCATGCGGGACGCTGGGGTCGATACGAGAGTCGTAGATGCTGTTGACTACCAAGCACTGTCAAAGGTCGCACGGGAATTCCAGCCTGACGCGATTGTCCACCTCTCTGCGGTTGCTCACGCGAACCGTGCAAGAAAGATGATGCACGAAACCTTCGCGAACAACCTCAAGACCCTGGAGAACATCCTGGACGTTTCAGTCCAAGAGGATGTCTTTCCTGACAGACCCCATGTGATGTACTTCTCCTCATCAATGGTGTACGGCGACTTTCAATTGGGCATGGCGCTGGAGAGCAACGAGTGCGATCCCAAGACGCTCTACGGCGGTGTGAAGCTGGCGGGAGAGAACCTCATAAAGGGATACCGGGAGATGGACCTCCCATACACAATTATTCGACCGTCAGCGTTGTACGGTCCCCGGTGCATTTCGGGAAGGGTAATTCAGAAATTTATTGAGGCCGCTCGGAGTGGACAACCCGTAAGGGTGCAGGATTCTTCTTCGCTGGACTTTACGTTCATAAGCGACCTCGTAGACGGGACTGTTCTCGCACTCGAAAGCGACATCCGGGGCGAAACATTCAATATGACATTTGGTAAGGCCCGACAGTTGATCGAGGTTTTGAGCATATTGCGAGAACACTACCCCACCCTTACTTGGGAACAGCAGCCCAACGAGATGAAGATGCCCGCAAGAGGTACTTGCGTTATGGCAAAGGCTCGGGATATGCTAGGCCATGAACCCAAATGGCCTTTAGAGAAGGGGATACCGGCTTATGTCCGTTGGTACAGCGAGCGAGACTGAAGCGAGGTTTTTCGAAAAGGTTTCCCCCGAACCCAACACCGGCTGCTGGCTGTGGACGGCTTATACGAAGTCCGCTGGTTATGGTCAGTTCTGGTACTTAGGGCGTTGGAAACTCGCTCACAGAGCCTCGTATGATATGTTTGTCGGGAAGGTTCCTGACGGAGTCCTGGTTTGTCACAAGTGCGATGTCCCCGGCTGCGTGAACCCTGACCACCTGTTTCTGGGGACACATCAAGACAACACGGACGACATGGTGCGGAAGGGCCGCGACTTTCACCCAAAGGGTGAAGACAATTCAAGCGCCAAGTTAAGCAAGTTGCAAGTTGCCGCCATTCGCCGTGACGCTCGGCCACAGAGGCACATTGCTTTAGAGTACAGCGTGAGTCAGCAATTAGTCAGCCAAATAAAGACTCACAAAGTGTGGACCCACATATGAAGATTGGTCCTTTCGACCTTCTTGAGCGTCCCATCGTTGTCGCTGAGATTGGTAACAATCACGAAGGCAGTTACGAACTCGCTGCTGAATTGATTCACCTCGCTAAAGTAGCGGGGGCCGACGCGGTGAAGTTCCAGACCATCAATCCTTGGAAGTTGGCTGCTGGCGACGCGGAGCGGTTGGAGGAGTTGCAACGCATCTGTCTTCCTTGGGAGGACTTCGAGAAACTAGCCAAGGTTGCTGATCACGAAGACATCCTGTTCATGTCCACACCCTTCGACACTGAGGCGGTTGACTTACTGACCCCTCTGGTGCCGGCGTTCAAGATTGCATCTCGCTCACATGATGACTTCAGGCTTATTGGCGCAGCGTATGCGACGGGCAAGCCGGTTCTTGTTTCTACGGGTATGGGCAACCCACCACCGCTATTCGGCCCCAAGATGATGTATTTGCATTGTGTATCGAAGTACCCAACGCCTCCCGAGGAAGCATCCTTGGTGTCTGTTCTTCACATACAGCAAACATTTGGTCTTGCGGGGTATTCGGACCATACTATCGGAACGATGGCGTGCAAGGTTGCCGCTGCCTACGGCGCTCGCGTCATTGAGAAACACTTCACCATCGCCCACGATCATTCGGCATTCAGGGACCATCAGCTATCGGCAACCCCTGACGAACTTGCGGAGATTGTGCGCGACGTAAAAGAGGTAGTGACACTTGCTGAAGTCCCGTTTAATAATCTCCCTAACCCTACAAGATGGGATTTTGTACCGGACTAAGAAGTTTCGTGCGGATTATCGCTACACCCTGAACATGGTAGATGTAGACCTTGCAGACGAAATCTTTGTCATTGACGTTTCCCCCAGGGGAAGCCCCAGACAACCCTACTATGACGCTCTTGAGAGAATTGCTGGCGAGTGCTTCGTCCCTATCGCTGCCGGGGGCCACGTTCATGACTGGGCCGAATCCAAACGATTACTTGACCTCGGAGCGGACAAAGTGCTCGTCGGCTGGAAGCACAGAGCGTCTATTGATAATCTCGCCGGACACCTCGGCTCTCAAAGTTTAACCTGTGGGATTGACAAAGGAAGATGCGATGACCCCGTTACCGCTGCAATTGAGGCGCAACGCCTTGGCGCGGGAGAAATCCTCCTCCAAAGCGTTGAGAGAGACGGATCGCTTGGGGGACTGGATGATGGTCTTATTAGCAGCGTTTCTGATGCTGTGGTTATTCCCGTTGTGGCTTGCTGTGGTGTCGGTGCTTGGTCTCATATCGTGGGCGGTATGGAGGCTGGGGCTCATGCGGTCGCTACGCAAAACATTTACCACTTTTCCAAAGCGTCACTAACAAAAGCGAAGGAGTACCTTAGTGCCAACGGAATCCCCGTCCGCCCAATTGGATAAAAAGTTTTGGCCGAAGATTGATTCATCTGGGCCAGGGGGTTGCTGGTTGTGGACGGGGGGACGAACCGGCCCTGGGTACGGGGCGCTCTCGATTGACGGCGCATACGTATACGCGCACAGAGCATCATACGAGATTCACCACGGCCCAATCAAAGAAGGCATGTGCGTTTGCCACCACTGCGACGTTCCTGCCTGTGTGAACCCGGAGCACCTGTTTCTCGGCACACACAGAGACAACATGAGGGATAAGGCGGCCAAAGGGAGAGTTAACGCGGCGCGTGGCGAGGATAGCGGCATGGCAAAGTTGACGAAGGAGGACGTCCTGTCCATCCGCGCTGACCGCCGCCTTCAGCGGACGATAGCTGCCGATTACGGTATCTCACAGCCCTTGGTCAGCATGGTCAAGGGTCGAAAACTATGGAGTCATGTTAGTTGAGTGAATCTGCTGAAGCCCAGTTCTGTGTCCGATGCCTGATGCCGTCCACCCGACCAAGGTTGGAGTTTGACGAAACTGGAGTATGTACCGCATGTCGGTATCACGAAACGAAGGGTCAGATAGATTGGGGATCGCGAGCGAAGGAGTTCGTGAAACTCGCGGACGAACACAGGGGGAACGGCCAGTACGATTGCATCGTCCCCTGGTCTGGTGGCAAGGACTCGTCGGCGGTAGCGTTACACTTGAAACGAGACTACGGGATGAACCCCCTGCTAGTCACTTACTCACCTCTGCTTCCGACTGAAGTAGGCAACCACAACAGAGAGGCGATGTGCCGTGCCGGATTCGATAACGTCTATTTCCGTGTCAACCAAGAAGTCTCGCGCAATCTGGCCAAAAGATTCCTCGTTGAAAGGGGAAATCCAGAAGTACATCGTGCGGCTGGGATTAACGCCATCCCAGTGCAAGAAGCTGTCAACCGGGGAATTAAGCTGGTTGTCTTTGCAGAGCACGGAGAGACCGAATACGGGGGCCACATACTCTCTGAAGACCACCGAAAGTTCCGATACCTCGACGAAGTAATTGAACATCAAATTGGCGACCACCCTCTAAACTGGGTTGGCGACGGAATCAGTGAGCAAGACCTTGCACCATACCTTTATCCCGATGATGTATCGGACGTTTGCGTTACTTACTTCGGTGCTTGGCACCCTTGGGACATTCGCAAGAACTTCGATTATGTCCGAGAACTCATTGACTTCCGTCTTTGTGCTGCCGGACGGTCGGACGGCACGTTTACTAACTACGATTCGCTAGACGACAAGATTGACGACCTCTACTTCTACCTCCAGCATGTGAAATTCGGGTTTGGGCGTTCGCTCAGAGATTCAGCGAGACTGATCCAAAACGGCCACATGACGCTGACACAGGCATTGGAGCATGTCAGGGCATTCGACGGGGAGTACCCCAGGACGTTCCTGTATGACGTGCTTGACTACCTTGGAGTGAACGAATACGCACTTGAGGATATTGTGAACCTTCATCGGAATGATGAGCTGTGGGAGCGCGGTGAGTACGACAAGTGGCAACTCAAGAGGCCACCGCAATGAACGATATCAGCAACCCGCAGATGGTTGCCTGGTTGCCTGACTGGGACAACTCTCATTTAGAGTACACCCACCACGTTTGCGACGTATGCGGTGCGGACGACCCAGCAGAGATTGAGGTTGCCCGCCACTACATGACCGGGCCACTACACGTTTGCAAGTCCTGTGGGCACGTCTACATCATCGAGCGACGCACGGGGGCTGCCATAGCCGAGGCATGGTCGGAACTCTATAGGGGTGCTTACAACGCGATACTGCCCCATGTGAGGGCGCAGCATACATACATCGGCCACATTCTTGATGCCGCCTCCCCACTGAAGGACAAATTGGTCCTCGATGTTGGTGCCGGCGAGGGTCATATGGGGCGCTATCTGGACAGGGAGTTTGGTTGCGTAACGTGGCACGTTGAGCCTTCGGGCGAGAATTGCTTTCGGAACCCCTCTGCGAACGTCTTTCAGGGCACCCTGGAGGAGTTCAATCCTGGGGCAGAGTTGTTCGACGTGGCGATATTCAACTTCACTCTGGAGAACTGCGGAAACCCCCGCGAGGTTCTGGAGAAAACCTACAGCCTGCTTCGACCGGGCGGGATGATCATTGTTGTTACGGGCCACAGAGTGCTCGCGCCCATCAACAGGTCGCTTGGTGCCTACCTAAGCAAGACACCGCCTGACACGCACCCGACCCGTTGGAGTGCGTCATGCCTTCGTTCCATGCTGAACAGCGTAAAGCTGCCTGTTCAAGAGGGCGCTACCCACAACCCGGACGTTGGGCTGATGTACGCCATCGGCTACAAAGACGGCGAACCGGACTCCACCGGCCCACTTGATTACAGGATGGTCATAAAGTTTTTCGATGACTGGCACAGTATCTCTCCACCAAGGCCCGAACCCCCCGAAGGGCCACCGTCTGGTAACGACGATGGTCCAGCTTGAGGGTCAGGGTGGTGGCTCCGATTGGGGCCTACGACTCGCGGGCGACAGCGACATCCCAACGTGTCGTGAAATCGCAAGCACATTCGAACACGACAGATTCCATGCAGACCCCCTGTTCCCAAACGCTGAGGCGGATCGCGTCAAGCGGGACTGGGTTGAGCGAAACATCCGAGAAGACAAGGTGTTCGTTCACGGCGACCCGCCGCTTGGATTTGTCAGTCTAAAAGACGGACGTTTAGAACTCATCGCAGTTGACCCCGAGTTTAGGGGCATGGGCTACGGGCGAAAACTCGTAGAGCACATCCTGCATGTCTGCCCTTCGGTGAAGGTCGGCACGCAAAAGAACAATCCAGCCCTGAGACTCTACCAAGAGTTGGGCTTTTCAGTAGTCGAGGAATATGAAGTTTGGCACGGACGAGTTAAACGACCTCGTTGAATACCTAACCTACAACAAACTCCTCGCCACCTATCACAATCTGTACGACCACAAACTTCCCTTTGGAGGTTCGAACATTGGTGCGTACTGGTGGCAGAAAGAGTTTCACGACGCTGGACTCACTGAGTTAGAGCGTGGGCTATTCGCCGGAAATCGTGTTGGCAAAACGCAGACTGCGTGTGCAGAGGTAGCCATCCAGATGACCGGCCTGTATCCCGATTGGTGGGAGGGTCGGAAGTGGGACCGCCCCATAAAAGTGTGGACGGGCTGCGAGTCAAACGAACTGTCAAAGGACATTGTTCAATTCGGTCTTCTCGGTGAGGAGGGCGAGCACGGCACCGGATGGATACCCCGAAGTCACTTAGGTCGGGTAACGTACCGACAGAGTGGCGTTAAGGACGTTGTTGATACCATCCGTGTCAAGCATGTGTCAGGGGGTGATTCGACTGTTACGCTCAAGACGTATCACGCGGGCAAGGGCGAGCCTGCACGAAGGCAGTGGCAGGGCACCTCACGCGACCTGATTTGGTTGGACGAGGAGCCACCGCCAGAACTCTACACGGAAGCACTGACTCGTATCCTTGATTCCAAGGGACGGCTGATGCTGACATTTACTCCCTTGCAGGGTGCAACGAATGTGGTCAACCACTTTATGAACGACGCTGAAATCGTGGAGGATTCTGAGTAATGGCGTGGTTCAAGGTCGTGACGTGGGATGACGCCCCGCACCTAGACGAAGAAACAAAGAACATCATTCTCGCGGCGTACCCAGAGCATGAAAGGGAAACCCGCTCCAAGGGCATCCCGCTTCTGGGCTCCGGTGCTGTGTACCCAATTCTGGACGAGTTGATCTCGGTTCCGGCGTTCGAGATACCGCATCACTACTACCAAATTACGGGGATCGACTTCGGCATCGACCATCCTGCGGCAGGCGTCAAGATTGCCTGGGACAAAGACGCAGACACCATCTATGTGACGGATTGTTACCGCAGGGCAAACAAGACACCGCTGTACCACGCTGCTGAAATCAACAAGTGGGGCAAGTGGGTTCCTGTGGCATGGCCGCACGACGGGGTGAACAGGGACAAGGGCAGCGAGAAGTCACGGCCTCTGTGGAAGATTTACAAGAGCCACAACGCGAACATGCTTCCGAAGTCCGCTTCGTATGACGACAAGAAGCAGGGCGCGCAACCGATTGAGCCGGTGGTGATTGAGATACTGGAGCGGATGGAGACAGGGCGCTTCAAGGTGTTCTCTCATCTGAGGGAGTGGTTTGAAGAAAAGCGAATGTACCACCGCAAGAGCGGACAGATTGTAGACAAACACGACGACATCATGGCCGCAACGAGATACGCGGTGATGATGAAGCGTAAGGCGAGGGTCAATATGCACCAGGGAAACACAAGTCAGAAACGCTACACCCGCCCCATTCTTGGGGGTCAGCGGTGAGTGGCTTTCGGAGTACAGAGGAGCGTGAACTCGCCCTCTCACTTGCGAAACGCTTCGGCCTTGAGGGCCAATGGTGGGACCGATTTGCCTTCCCTGAGAGCGAGATTTTCACGATCATTGACGAGACCCCTATCGGCCTAAGAGGCATCAGCGTTACGGGTGGGATGGCGTTTGGCCCCTACGAGTGGGACAACGACGACCCCTACAACGCAAAGCAGGGGCAGCCGGAAGTAAAGCGGTTCCGTCTTAGCATTGTTGACCATGTGGCGAAGTTCGTCGTTGAGGCCAAGACAAGCGGTCTTTGGTCTGAAGGGAGGTTCACCCTTGGCTCTACCTGATTTCGGACCTGACAAATGGTCAGCGATAGGCGAGGAAATCGCCTCAGAGAAACAACGTCGCGCCGGCACCAACAGGCGCATCGACCTTGAGCGCCGCTGGAAGGAAGTAGACCGTCAGCTTGCAATGAAACCCGTTGCAAGGGAGGTGCGCTCTGGCGTCACCGAAGACTGGTACCCCAATCTGGAGATGCCGTCACAGTTCAACTCACTTGAAGTCCTTCTTGCAGACGCTCGCAGACTGATCTTCCCGCGTAGTCGGGACTGGTTTGATGTTTCATCCTATGTCTCTGACGAGTACGTCGAGAGATTCGAAAAGCGTCGTGAACGCTTCCCGATGATTGGGAACGCAACGGTGCCGATGATTGTCAACCAGCAGACCGCAGACGCTCTGGTGAAAGGGACTTTTGACCACTACCACTCCCTCTACAACTTCCGAGGGATGCACGATCTCTGCATGGCGGAGGAGTTCAAATATGGAACCTCTGCTACAGCGGTGCGAGAAGCTGTTATGCCCAAGTTCGATATATCCTCGCGTGGAGCATTTTCCAGGGAACTTCGGGGACCAGTAATCGTACCTTATTCCATCAAGACGACCTATCTTGATGAGTCGCCGTTGGCGATGCTCCATGAGGGTTTCGTCACGTCGGGAACCACCATCCACTGTGCCTACAAGAAACTCGTAGACATCAAAGAGGCGATGAAGAAGGGTTCCTCTGGGTGGGTTAAGGGCGCGATAAACAACCTCGACACGCTCAACGGTGATGACGACAAGAAGGAGCACGTTGAGGTAGTCATCTCTGAAGGCGACCACCTTTTTGATGACGGCACCTTCCTTCCCGACACTCGTATCACTGTCGCGGTTGGCAACAACGCGCAAGTCGTGATTCGGTACGAGGACAACATCAAGTGTGAAATGGTCATCGGCCATTACATTCGTGAGCACGTTGACTCGGCCTACGGCACGTCACCCCTGATGAAGGGGCAACCCCTGCAAGAGGCGCTTTCCGAGGGCATCAATCGGATGATGGCTGCGGTTGCCCTGGATGCGGAACCACCGATTGGTTACGACCGGAACGACGGCCCCCTCGCTGCCAACGGCGGACCAGAGATGGCTCCCGGCGCGCAGATTGGCCTGGACGACATGGACTCGTTGAAGACATTCGACGTTGCCAATCCCGAAGCCCACGCGGTAGTGGTGCAGTTCCTCAAGAAGTATTACGAGGAAGTCACCGGAGTAAACGACCCTCGAAGGGGTACTGAGGTCAAGAGCCACACCACGGCGTCTGGAAACCAAATCCAGGCAGAACGTGGACAGGCAAGAACTTCGGATTACGCCGACGACAGACAGCAAGGCCCGCTGACCTCGATACTCTACAAGGAGTACGACATCATCAAGCGGGTGCTGAAGACCCCACAACCCATGCCCCTAAGTGCTTTGGGTATTGAGGGTTGGGTGAAGGTTGCCGCTGAAGACCTCCCCGACAGAATTGCACTCAAGGTGCTTGGGGCTTCCGGCCCTGCTGAAGAACGCCAGGAGACAGAGATAGCGATTGGCGCAATTCGTCAGGTGATGGAATTACACGGCCTTGCACTTCAGATGGGCATTACTCCCGAGAGTCTGCCTGAACTGAAGATGAAGGAAATCTCAGAGTTCATTTTGCAAAAGGGCGGGATTAATGACGCGGCAAGAGTTATCGGAGACAAGCCGGATGTTTCTGCTGAACAACCAGGAGGCCCTGCGGGTGCTGGTGGAGGAATTCCGCAAGATGTCGCGTCCTTTGCGCCCAGCCAAGTCCAGTAAGGACGCAGAGGCAGACTTTCACGACTTTCTAATCGCATCAGGGCACATGAGGTGCCTCGATAAACTTGAAGCAATTATAGCAGGAGATACATGATAATGGCCGAAAATCGGACAGATGACGATGGTTCGTTCCAAGACGAATCGGGGTCAGTCACCGGGACATCGGAACAAGAACTGGAGCGTCGCTTTGACGCCCAATACACAGCCCGAGTAGAAAACGATCCTGTACGGAAGTACGTCGAGAAACAGATGGAATCGGAACAGCAACAGTCCCTCGATGAGGGCCTGAACCAAGCTGTAGAGGCCATCAAGAAGTCAGATGAAGTTGCAACGCTCCCCGACGAGTTTGTTCGTGGGTACGTTTACGACTACGCAAACCGTGACGAGACATTCGCCAAAGCCTTTGACGACCGGGCAAAAAACCCGACCGCATGGCAAGCGAAATTGACCGAAGCCACGGAAGCTGCATCTGCCTCATTCAAAGGCGTGCCGGACAAGAAAGTTACCGACGATTTGGCAGCAGCCAAGGCATCGGCTCGGACTTCCTCACCCAACGAGGCGACGAAAGATACGGGTCCAACCCTGGAGCAGAAGAAGGCGATGTCCGATGTTCAATGGAATCAGCACCTTGCTTCTCGCGGGGCCATAGTCCCAACTTTCTAGCCTCCATTTCTGGAGGTTTGTCATGAGTGTGACAACCACGACTGAAATTGCTGGGCCGGTTGACGTTGACTTCCAACTCAATCTGCTTCGCAACGCGAAAAGTCGTGCTCCGTATTTCACAGGCTCGATGCCTGCTGACATCTCAGAGCACAGCGGTACGTTCACCGCAAAGTGGCGTCGGATTGAAAACCTGACCCCCACTACGACAGCACTTGCTGAAATCACCGGCTCCGTGTCATTCCCGACGCGCACCGCTGTTCAGCCTTCCGTGACGGATTACACCGCCACGCTTTCCAAGTACGGCAACTTCATGTTCCTCTCTGAGGAAGTTGATCTCAAAAACTTCTCCGGCCAGACAAATAAACTGGTCGAGATTATGGGCATCAACGCCGGCCAGTCTCTCAATCGGTTGCAGCGCAACCAGTTGGAAGACAACGCCACTGCCGTATTCACCGGAACCGCGACCATTGCGACGGGTGTTCGTGCTGGTGTGGATCAGACCGCCATGCGTTCGGCGGTCAACGATTTGCACAACAACAGCGCGATGAAATTTACGCCGAGGGCCTTTGGGTCAGACCGCGTGGGTTCGACCCCTGTTCGTGATGCGTTTTGGGGCATTTGCCATGTCGATGTCGAGGAAGATATCCGCGACGCGACCGGCTTTGTCTCTTCGGAAACCTACGGCGCGCACGTTGCGTTAGCCAAGGGTGAATTTGGTGCAGCCAACGGCATCCGCTGGGTGTCCACCGAGGAAGCGTCGATTGATGCTGGCTCGGGGGGTACGGCTACCAGCACGACTGTTGTCGGCACTGACTTCCGCAGCACGTCCAACAGCAATGACCTCTATACTTCGGTGGTCTTTGGCATGGACGCTCACGGTTCCGTTGGCCTTGGTTTCGAGCACGTCAAGGAAATCTACGAAGCGGGCGATCCGCTTCCGGGTGTCCAGATGATCTCGAAGGCAAAAGGCTCCGCTGGTACGGGCGACCCTCTTAACGAGGTTGCTTCTATCGGTTGGAAGTCTTGGCACGCGGCAGTCATTCTCAATGCTAACTGGATTCGTGGAATTCAGTCGGCAGCAACCCTTTACTAGGAGGGCATAGCAATGACTGTTACGATCACTCAAGGAACTCAACGGCGCGCTGGTGGTACTTTCAGTTCCACCGAGGCGCTTTCACAGTCCACGGCTACGACGGCACAAGCAGTGTCCGCCGTTACTGATGTCAGCACTCTCTCCGGTGGCACCGCCACTGGTTTTGGTGCCGACCGCTATCTGCTCGCTGCGGGTAACGAAGGTCAGTACAAGTCGGTTGTCATGTTGGCGACTGGCGAGGCCAAACTGGATGTTGCAGGCGGCACGGCCACGGGTAGCTTTACCATGACCGCTGCTGAAGACATCTGGATGGGACAGTACATCAATGGTGGCTGGAAGACGTTCAATACGTCGTCTACCCAGGCAACAGCTACCAACAGCTAGCGACTGAGGGGGGTCTTCGGGCTCCCCTCTTTCTTTTCAGGAGGTTAAGTGAAGACTGTTTGCATAGTCGGTATGGGTCCGTCTTACAATGCGTTCATCCAAGAGTTGATGACGCAGGACCGCAAGGAACCGATAGCCGACGAGATTTGGGCAATCAACTGTGCCGTGTTTCCGGTCAGATGTAACCGCGTATTCTGGATGGACGACCTCCAAAGAGAGGCCGAACGCAACGACTACTGCGTGAAGGACTTGGCTCGACTTGGCGTCCCGGTCATTACGTCCAAGGCGTACCCTGACCTTGTTCCCAACAGCATGGCCTACCCTATCAATGAGGCCGTTGAGTTGTCCTTGCAGCTTTTCAACGACGTTTATCTACCAAACACCATCTGTTACGCCATCGCCCTCGCCATGCTTGAGGGGTTTGAGCGCATCAAGATATACGGGGCGGACTTTACCTACCCCAATAGGAATTTTGCCGAATCCGGCAGGGCATCAGTTGAGGCTTGGCTGATGGCTTACAAGGCGGGCGACGGGGAGGTTTCCCTCCCTGAGTCAACGAGCCTATTCAATCGCGCCGGTCAGGTTGATAACGACGGGAACCTAATCCCCCGCAGCCTGTACGGATACGATGACCAGCCTGTCATTACCTTGACTGACGGGAGGACGCTAAGAGTTGTCACCCCGAATCAGGAGAGTGACATTCTTGGGAGGCGGCTGATTGCGCTCATCAAAGAAGGCGCAGCAGAGAATGCCGAAGAAATAGACGAAGTTCTGAGAAAGCAAAAGGTGCTTTCAGCACAACAGGACGCCGCACATCATCAATCTGCACTTGAGCAGGCCAACGCACGCATATTAGAGGTGAAGACGAATGGCTAGTTTTGAAACCCCCGTCCCTGAAAGCCGCATCCCTGGTCCCGGTCAGCGAGAAGCAACGGTCTGGGACGATCTCCGCAAGCGGACTCTGATCCACCTTGCGAAAGCCTACGATGTCTACCTTCCAAACCCCGATGGGACGAAGAAGGAGATTCTGCCGTTCATGCTTGCCGCCGAGGCCAATGGTGTCTTCAACAAGAAGCCCATTGACGAGCGCGCAGCGGCGATGGCGCACTATCCCAACAACCCCGAGATGTGGCCTGAAGAAGCCAACGTGGTTGAGATTGCTGACTTCGAGAAGTTACGCAGGATGGCCAAGGAAAAAGGCATCAATTCCTTCCAGAAGTCCGCTGACGAGTTGAGGGAACTCCTTGCCTAGTTCTACCATCCACTTCATTGACGCCCTGAATTCCGTCCTCAAGAGGAACGGGATTATCCAGGGGGCCACTGGTGACATTACGTCGATGACGGCGACTGCGGGTTCGAGCAACACATCTCACGCCCGCGAGATTTCGACCGGCATTGACGTGATGAACGAGGGCATACACCACGTCTTTGACATGGGTGTTTTCCCGCGCGAGACCTCCACAGCGACAATCGTGGGTGTCTCTGGGACACGGGAATATTCACCGCCGTCCGACTACATTCGGATGGCAGGGCTTGACCACCAGACGAGAGTGTTTCGGGGCGCGACCAACGAGCGCGTTCTGCATGAGTACCCCGGTGGGTATCAGCAGATGCTTGTTGACCAGCTAACAGCCACGAACTTTGGCGGGACTCCGACCCTGTTCGCGGTGAACAGTTCTTCGGGTGACTGGAGACTCAATACCGAGAACGACGACACCAACACCGCCACGTCCACCTATCGGATGCTCTACGAGAAGTCCCTACGGTACACCACCACGATGAGCACGACATCTACTGCCACGGGTGGGACCGACAACTTCCCGTTTGCTGACGAGATTGTAGACGCGATGGTTCCCGTGTGGGCCGAGTTCCACAATCAGGCAATGAAGAAGGAAGTCGATTCATCCAAGTTCAAGATTGCCGTTGCCAGGGCAGTAAGGAAACTACGCCAAGATCAGCCACGACCAGGACGCGGTACTAGACGTGCCCGTTAGGCAATCAGCAACGATACCCTTCTCAAGGGGTATCAACGCCGCTGCGCGTGCGAGGGACATCGACCCAAGGGAATGCACCAGGGGTGAGAACTTTGCCCTTGACCTGGATTTCGGCGGTTGGCGTCGGAGAAAACCTTACGACCTCGTAGCCACGACCACCAACGGGGGGCGCATCAACGGCTTCGCACAGTTGGTCAAATCAGACGGGACCATCACCACGTTGGTTCAGTCCAATGAGGTTGTGTATTCCTGGGATGGGGCGTCCACGTTTACTTCAGTTGGAACGGTTTCCACCTCTGCGAGACTGCGTGGTCACAAGGACCAAATCTGGACACTTGACGATGTAGTCATCATCACCGACCTAGCGAAGGTCGAAACAGTCAAGACTTGGAACGGCACGACGCTCGCCACGATGACGGAGAACCTGACCGGGGACTTCATTGCCAAATACTGCTTTGTTGAGAACGAGGTTGCCTACTTTGGGAACGTCAACATCAACGCGGTCGATACACCCCATGTGTTCTTGGCCTCTGCGAGGGGCGACTACACAGACCTCGACAGTTCAACCCGTGCCCTGTTGACGACCAATCAGAGCGACCCGTGGTTCCTTCCGGTTCCCGACTTTCGGCCCATCAACGGCCTGGAGGACGCCTTCGGCAAAATCCTTGTCTCGACGGAACGCGGCAGGCTGTATCAACTTATCGGAACGTCCTCGTTTGATTACGAGTTGGTTCCCATGTTCTCTGGCTCCAACGCTGCCGGGGACGAGGCCATTGTCAACATCGGCAATGACATCGTTGTGGGACGCGCTGCGAATATCGACGCCCTTTCGGGTGTGCAGAACTTCGGTGACGTAGAGACTGACGACCTCGACCGGTGGATACACCCTCTCATTGAGGACGTGACCCAGTGGACGATGGTTTACAATCCAACGGTTCACAAGATTTACTGCTTTCCGAAGGATCGTTCCGAGTGCTGGGTGCTTCACAAGAGCATCCTGATTCAGAAGGACGGAAGCCCGTGGAGCAAGTGGACAACCACCGAAGCCCTCGACTTCCAACCCACCACAGTCATGCAGTTGCGGCGTCCCTCTGACGGGGTTGAGGTCGTCTACATGGGCGGTGCGGACGGCAAGATTTACGAGATGGAAGGTTCTGGAGACCAAGACGGCGGCACGACCGACATATCGTCCTCCCGTACATCTGGAATTATCGACCCGCCACGCGACCCCAACACGAACAACGAGTTGGTCTTTGGGGCCGATGGGTTTGTTGACTTCCGTAGGTTGGCGGACAACAGCCTAGAACTCACCTTCCAGCACGGCGGTGTGAACTTCTTCGACCAAGCCATCACCATTCCCATAGAGGATTCAGCGGATTTCGCGGTTTATGATGCAGGAACAAGCAGCAGTGTCTACTACGACGAAGCCGGAAACGGCCCCTCCAGCTATTACGGAACAGGAGGTCAAGACCGGACAGCCCGAAAAACCTTCTCAGGAGCCGGTCAAAGTTCGTCGTTCGCGGTCAAGGCGAAAATCACCGGAAGCACCGAGTTCGAAATCGACCAAATCGGGCTCAACTTCTCTCAGACGTAGCCGGACTGCGAAGCCCTTTGTAAGGGACCGGGCGCTATATCGGCGTCCAGACGTGCAAGAGATTGATGAACGGTTCGTCAAGAGGCTCTACGTCGCATACGGGATGGGAGAGATTGGCTTTCTTCCTGAAGACCTAACACCGCTCGACTTCGCACCGACGCTCAGGGCGTTTGTAACTCAACTAGAAGAATCCGGTTCAGGGGTGTGGGCGTTGCTTTCACCCGAGTCCGTTGTGGGGTTGGTTTTCTTACGGCCAGTACGAGACCGTGTTGCGGAACCTGTGTTCCATTGGTTTTCATGGGCATCACCACGAAACAAACTAGAGACTGCGCTGAAGTTCTTCTTGGAGGCAAAGAAGAACCATCAGCTATTTTTAACCGTCCCTCAAGGGGGCGAACTGCTGCTGACCCACTTGGGTAAGTACGGTGTTGTCCGGGGAATCGGCAAGTTCAACGATTTCTTCGGAGACAAACAGAACGCCCTGATGTTTCAGAGCGTAGGGAGATAACGTATGGGTATATCATTACCTAATCCTTTCAGCGGCAATAATTCCATATCCTTTGCTGACGTTGAGGGTCTGTCCAGTTCGTTTGGTGGAAGCGGCACGGGGACGGGCAATACGGGCATCGGCACTCCCGGTGTGACCGCCCCTAGTGTGGACTTCAATCCATTTAGTGCTGGAATGGCTGCGGTGGGACTGCCATTTGGCGGCTTGCCGTTTTCCTTTAATCGGGGAACGGTTGACATTGCTGGACAAAGTTTTGCCACAGACCACTTTTCAGGCAGTGGCGGCACTTTCGGTGGCAACGGCGCAGGCGTAAACGAGAGCGGCTTCGGTGGCCCCGGCAATCAGGCGCTCAACGGTGCCGGGGGTTCGACCCCACAAGTGGCGATAGCTGATGAACTTTTAAGGACGGGTCAGGCAGGGACGTTCGAGCAGGCAATGGCTATGGCAGCGCGCGGCGTTCGCCCCCCACAACAGCAAAGTGAGTTCATGGATGTAGGGCGCATCGTGTCCGACACTCCGGGCGGCTTCAACCCTGCGGACCCCAATCGGCCCATCAACACCGACGCCTTCAAAACCCCCGGCATCGGTATCCGTACCCCTGGAGGTGTGTTCTCCAGCAAGGACGGACAATCTCAGTTTGATCCATCTGCGGCGCTCACGGTAGGCCGACAGGTTCGCACAGACTCTTTGCTCAATGCGGCAAAACGCTTCGAGGCCCAGGCAGGTGAGTTCTCCGGTGAGAACGGACAGTTTGAATTTGACCCCTCTGCTGCGCTGACGGCGCAACGCGGTGAACGCAAGAAATCCTTGTTGGATGCAGCGAACCGCTTCGAGGCACAGGCAGGACAGTTCTCGACCAAACCACTGCAAAAGGCATCCCGTGACGTATTCGAGAAAACCATCAAGCGTGCGTCTGACCGCCGCACCAAGGAAGTTGGCGATCTCGGCGCGCAGTTGTCTCGCCGGCGCATCTTTGGCCCATTGGCTTCCGGTTCTGTTGCTCAGTTGGAGCAGTTCTTCGGAGACCAAGAAGGCGAGTTGACCGCGCAACAGGCACAGATTGAAGCGCAGTTGGGTTTGACGGAACTTGAGAGTCAGTTCCAGTTGGAGACCCAGGCAAGTCAGGCCCGCATCGAGGCATACCAGTTAGAGGTTCAAGACCTCGTTGGTGACACCGCCCTTGCGAGTGAGTTGGCCGCATCGTTTGCTAACATGGAGGAAATCAACCTCCGTACCCGCATGTTGGTTGCACAGCAAGAGGCCGACAGCATTCGGTCTAACCTTGGTGCGACTGAGCGGACACAGATCAACGCTGCTGCGGGCCTTCAGACATCGGCTGACGAACGCGCCGGGAGAAACGCTGCGGGGATTGGTAGCTTCATCGGCTCCATCTTTGGAAGTTCCAAGGACTCCATTGGGGGTTCTCTCTTGGGCAGAGGCATTAAGGGGATATTCGGATAATGGGTATCGGTAACTTCGGAATCGGCCTAGGGGCCGCAGCACAGTCATTCCAAGCGACAAACAAGGCTCGCCTGGAAGACGAGAACGTCAAGAAGAAACTGGCTCAATCGGAGCAAAAGTTGGTTCAGGACGCGGAAAAGACTCGACAGGCTCAGATAAAGGGCCGCAAGGATCAGATGACAGCCACACTGACTCAGGGCGTGGCTCAGGTTGACAAGAGCATACTCGCCCTTCAGGGGAAGCCCTTCTACACCCCAGAGGAGTTTGGAGCGGCCAAGAAGGGTCGGGCCGCTCTTGCTGCTCAACTTCAGCTGGTGGGTGCTGACGCCGCGAAGTTGGGGGTCTCGCCTGCAATTCTGTCTTCTGCACTTTCTCGTCTGGACGCTACCATTGAAGGCTTGCCGACTCTCGCCCAGTTCTTGCAACAAAGCACAGAGGCTGAGGCCCAAAAGCAACAGTCTGAACGCGAAGCGGCGCTGGGTGACGTTGAGTTTATTAACTCGGCCCCGGAAAGCCTAAGAGAGGCGCTGACGCAAAAGTTAATCGGAGGACGGGGCCCACTCGTTCAGGTGGGCGACGGACGCCCAGGAGGACTGACGGCGTCAATGGCAAAACGTTATGACAAGGCCATCGACAACAGGACGGAGTCCCTTTTTCTCGGGTCTTCTGTCGCTACAATGCAACAACTTCTGGACATGGGGACTCCAACGGGCAGGGATGAGCAGTTCACGCTCAAGTTCCGTCAACTTGGGCAAAAGTTAGGTATCGTTGACGCGGAAAAATTGGGGCGTCAGGAACTTTTTCAAGCCCTGTCCAACAGGGTTATCCTGCCTCAAGTCAAGCAACTAGGCAGAAACCCGACAGATGTTGATTTGAAGTTCATCATCGACAGCAACGCCAATCTCGGTATTTCTGAATTTGGTAATAGGCTGATCCTTGGCCTTCTGGACATATCAGCGAAACGCACCGATTTGATTGCAACTGAGATGACAAAGTTCCTGTCCGAGAACGACGCCCGCCTTGGCGATCCTCGCTTGGCCCTACAGTGGGACGCAAGACTCAACTCCATAATGAAGGAGCACGAGTTGTTCACGACAGCGGCTGATGAACTGGTGCAACAACATGCCGACGCATCTGCAATGGCTATCAATACTAACGGGGAGACGGTCGTTCCCAGCAACGCCATTCCCTTTGACGGCAAGAATGCGACTCACGGCCTTACCTACAGCTTCAGGAATAATGACGGTAGTATTGGTGTAGGCATTTATAACAGCGAGACGAGAGAATTTGAAACGGGGGAGCAATAGGTGGGCGGGGTAAGCATAGACGACGCCCTTCCATTTGGGGCCAGAGAAAATGGCCCTGCTGGCGTTCCTATTTCGCAGGCCCTCCCTGCCCGCGAGTCAACGCCACGAGATATGTTCTCGTCCAGTGGACGCGATATCGTCAGGGCTGATCTGTCAGAAGCCACGTCCAGAGCGGAGGGACTTCAGGGGGCCTTGAACAGAATGGTTGTCACCCCGGTACAGGATGCGGTCGCTGGTATCGCGGCAACCCCAGACCTTTTGCTGGAGCAGTTGCCCGCTTTTCTGGTGAACTTTTACCGGGAGAAGGTGGGGGATGAGCGAGGGCCGATAGAGGCTACCGACATTCTCCCCAGCTTCGAAGAAATTTCCTCTGCTATACAAAACTTGACAGGGCTTCGCAGAGTGGAAGCAGAGTCATCGTTCGGAAAGATCATGCAAATGGGTGTTACCGCTTTGCTTGCCGGTCTGAGAACCCCGAAGACTTCCACAGTATCTGGCGGAACCAGCGAACTTGCCGGTCAACTTGCAGAGGGCCAAGGCCCGCGCGCTGAAATGATTGCTCGCATAACGGGGGCTTTAGCGCCATTTGGCGCGAGGGCTGCTGGTGGCCGCGTTCGCAAAGACCCGTCCGACACCGTAAGGGCAGACCTCGACGCACTCAGTGACGAGCAACTTGCTGACGTAATGAGAATCATGGAGAACGGCCAGCGGCTAGGTACGCCTGTGACGGTGGCCGAGGCTATGGCTCAAGTTGGCGGTGGCAAAAGTTCCCTGAAGGGTCAAAGAGCCGTCGAGAGTGGAAAGTCAGAGGGCTCTGTAGCCGAGGTGCAGCAGCGGATAGACGCCAGGGGGGATGTTCCAACCGGCCCCGATGGCCGCACCCCAGGAACGCAGCGTCAGGCTCTTGAGCAAGTCGTTCCCCCGGCAAGCAGACCCGGTTCGCAGATTGGGACGGGCGCGCAGGACGCCGCAGACGCTGCGATCCAGGGCGAAAGAAACTTCACCAACGCCATCACAAGGCCCCTTTATCAGAGAGTAGAAGCTGCGGGCAATGTCATTGCCCCTGCTCGCCTAGATGGGATTATGAGGAGGCACCCATCTATCGAGAGTGCTATCCAGGGCGTTCGTTCTGCCCCTACTAGACGTGGGGGGCTTGACGCCCTACCAGACAGTTCCCCGGCAGTCCTCGACGCCGCTAGAAAACGTCTTCGTGGCATAGCAGATACGGCGGACCAGGCCGGCGATGCAGATACAGCGTCCATCGCGGCAAGCGCCGCAGAAGCGATTGACGGTGAGTTGAGCGCGTCCTTCACAGACTACCTCATTGCACAGCAAGTTCAGGCGGCGCGACGGGCGAACATTGAGAATCCGCTCAGGGCGGGTCCGATGGGCAAGGTCTCTGACACCCCAGAACTGAGGGCGCAGTATGCGAAGGTCTTCCAAGACCCGCTATCCGCCGACCCCCGACAGGTCCGTGAATTAATCACAGGACTGATGCGGGCTGATTCTCAGTTGGCCGAAGACTTCGTGAACTTCTACTTAACCCAGGCGTTCAACAAGGTTGCTAAGGGTGGCACAGTGGACACTGCCTCGCGAGCCGGAGGGCGATTTGTGGATAAGGTGGTTGGCGAAAGCGGAATGCAGGACAACCTTATAGCTGCGCTGGAATCTCTGCCTGATGGGGCCAACAGAGCGAGAGCCGTTCAGGAATTGCTGGAGGTGTTTTCTGCTCAGAGTAAGCGCCTCGCGGCTGGGTCACAGACAGCGGAGAAGACTGCTGATATCGCGTCTCGTTCCAGCGGGCCGGTTCAGAGTGTCGTTGAGGTGGCTACATCACCCTTCACTGGAATTCCAGGATTCTTGAGAGATTTTCGATACAACAAAAACATCCAAGAAATGGCTGACATTCTTCTTCTTCCGGCAGATCAAATCAATGACATTGTGACCATGTCCAACGGCCTCCTTCAAGGGGCTGCTGTCCAGGGCGCAGTAACTCCTAATGTGGGGCAACAATGACGACAGGCACCAATCCATACACCTCTGCATCCATCTCCGGGTACAACACGTCACCCCCGGATGATGACGGTTCGCAGTCCTCAGACAACAGAGTTTCGTGGGCGAAGCACAAGACCAAACTAGGCGACCCCATCAAGACGCTTGCGGAGGCAGACATCTCCAATACGTCTGCGGCCTTTGCCAAGAGCATCAACACCGACGACGGGGTGAAGAACCTTCTTGATGGATCGCTTGCTTTCGGTGCGGATGAGTTGACCATCGCCACGGGTGCGGTGACGGTGGACCGCTCGGCCCACACGATTGACACCGAGGCAGACGCAGCCACGGATGACCTCTC